GATGCAAATGGAACAGATGAGTTTCTGAAAATCATAAAGACATTGACAGACGATACAAATACATATATAATCTCACACAAGACTGACACTATTGCCGATAAGTTTGACAAGACATATAGATTTGAGAAGATTAGAAACTTTAGCAGGTTGATGACATGACAGTAAAAGAATCCGCAGAATACGATAACTTCCTAGGCAAGAAAGAAGAAACCGCGAAAGAACAAACTCTCGCGGAATTTCTTGGCATGGAAGAAACTGATGAGAATGAGAGAGAAAAACTTTGGGTAGGAATGCCTGAGTTTGAACAGAAAGATAATCCACCGTTCAAGACACTATATCTTCATTTCCGTAATAAGCAAGACTTTGATGAGTTCCGCACAAAGTATGCACAAGTGGATGACGAACAGACTATTACAGATAAGACCAAGAGTATGTGGTATCCACATCTTGACAAGGACGAAAACTCTTTGAAGCGTTGGTTTGAAGAATGACGAATCCGACACATCCCGTTTATATCATCTCGAAAGGTAGACATGACACAATGTATACCTCGCGCTCACTTGCGCGTATGAAGATTCCACATTACATTGCAATTGAACCACAGGATGAAAAACTCTATGATGAAGCGTTGGACAATTTTGGCATTCGTGACTATGTTACCCTTCTTGTGGCTCCTTTTTCTAACCACGGTGACGGTCCTGGTCGCGCAAGAAACTGGTGTTGGGATCACTCTATCTCAATAGGTGCAGAGAAGCATTGGGTATGTGATGATAACATCTCCGACTTCTATCGTCTACACAAGAACCAACGCATTCGTGTGGAATCTGGTGTAATCTTCAAGGCCGCAGAAGATTTTGTTGACCGCTTTGAGAATGTTCCTATCTCAGGCTTTCAGTATAGGTTCTTTATTGCACCTAATCAGGCTTATCCGCCGTTTTCTATCAATACACGTATCTATTCCACTCTGCTTATCTCTAACAACTGTAAGCATCGCTGGCGTGGTCGTTACAACGAAGATACCGATATCTGTCTTCGCGTATTGAAAGATGGCGATTGCACAATTCAGTTTAATGCATTTCTGCAAGGCAAGTCTGCTACTCAAACTGTGAAGGGTGGTAATACAGCAGAGTTCTATCATGCAGAAGGTGAACTAGACAAGAGCAAGTGGCGTGGTGGACAATTGAATGCAACAGGCACAATCAATAAATCTCAGATGCTAGTTGACATGCATCCTGATGTTGCTCGGATGGTGTGGCGATATGGTCGTTGGCATCATTATGTGGATTATCTGCCGTTTCAAAAGCCAGAGCGAGAATTGAATCCAGAACAGTTACAGATTAGACGAAACATCGGACTTGGTCCAGATGACAATCGGCTGAGACTGAAATCTGGAGTTGATTTATCAACCTTACCTAAGGTCAACAATTACGGTATGGTTCTCAAAAAGATATCAAAGACTTAGCCGAACTCAATAAAATCAAGCACTTAGCCACCAGCTATGCGTCCAAAGCATAGCTGGTATGCATTTTGATCTCTTGTAAACCTGACTTGCAATCCCCATCTATAGTATATGACAACGGAGAACACTATGATCAAGATCCTGCTCAAGATTGAAGAATACCTTGCTTATAGCACCATCTATCAGACTTTCGTTCCTTCGCTTTTCGCTCTTAAATTGCAGATCCGTCTTCACAAGATGTTTCCGAAGACGTTTGCTCATACGCCGACCAATCAATATTGTGATTGACAAGCGCCGCAAATCCATCTATTCTATGTCCATAATAACGAGGACACTATGGAAGTAACACATAATCATAATGCCAAGTCCCAGCTAGCCAAGTTGCTGGCTACGGAAAACATTACTGTTCAGCATAGTGCTTCGGCCAAGACCGCATGGTTTGACGTAAAGTCCCGTGTTCTTATGCTCCCTGTCTGGCGCGAAATGTCCAACGACCTGTATGACCTTCTGGTGGTGCATGAAGTCGGTCATGCTCTTGATACTCCGACTGAGGGCTGGACTGATGCTATCGCTGACATTGCCAAGCGTATCGCTGGTTCTACTTCCAATCGTGCTATTCTGGCCGTCAAGGGCTTTCTGAACGTGATTGAAGACGCCCGTATTGACAAGCGCCAGAAGCGCCGTTTCCCTGGTGCTCGGCGCAACTATGTCAAGGGCTATGCCGAACTAATCGACCGCGATTTCTTTTGTACTAAAACCAAAGACGTAAATTCCATGTCCTTTATTGACCGCTTGAACATTTACTGCAAGGGTGGTTCAATGCTCGGCATCAAGTTCAATGCCGAAGAAAAGTCCCTTCTTGCTAAGGTTGAAGCCGCTGAAACTTTCGATGAGGTTCTAGCCCTCACGGAAGAAATCTTCCGTTGGTCTAAGGAAAAGCAGGAAGAGCAGCAGCAGGACATTGAAGACTTCCGTGCAAAGTCTGGTAAAACTGACGGCGATGACGGCGATGATTCCGAGTTTGAATACGGCGATGATGATGCCGAAGATGAACAGGAAAATGGTTCGTCTGGCTCATCTTCATATGATGATGAGGCCGAAGATGAGGAAGAAGATGGCGATGACGCCGAAGCTTCCGAAACTGGCGATGCCGCTGGTGAAAAAGATGATGACGATCCTCTGAATGTTGGTTCTCAGCGTGAAGATGATATTCCTGAGTCCGAGACTGAAAAGGCTTGGCAGGAACGCCAGAATGACCTTGTGATCAACTCGGACGAAGAATATATCTATGCTAAGATTCCGCGTCCTATCAACTATGATAGTGTCGTGAATGATTACAAGATTGTTCTGGCTGATCAGCGTGAATGTATTGGTCGTATTACAAGTCAAGAATGGCTCAAGGAAATTCGTGCTGAACTTCAAAAGTTCAAGTCGGACGAGGCCGCAACTCTTTCCTTCATGGTCAAGGAATTTGAAATGCGGAAGTCGGCCGATGAATACGCTCGGACTTCGGTGTCTAAGACTGGTGTGATTGACACTAACAAGTTGCATTCATACAAGTATAATGATGACCTGTTCCGTCGTATCACTTCCGTTGCGACTGGTAAGAACCACGGCTTTGTCATGTTCATTGACTGGTCTGGTTCAATGGACATTCATCTCAAAAAGACGGTCAAGCAATTGCTTTCGCTGACCATGTTCTGTAAGCGGGCTCAGATCCCGTTTGAGGTATACTCATTCCGTTCTGCAAATTCTTATGATCATGAAGCTGGTCGTATTCCTTCACATAATCGTCTGTTCACGTACAATCAGAATGAGTTGGACTTTGACAACTTTATTGCTCGGAACCTTTTGTCCTCACGGATGAATGTGGCCGAGTTCAATGACGCAATGTTCCATCTCTATGTCATGGCTTGTGGTGGTCACCTTACGTGTGACGGGTTGTCTTCCACTCCGCTGAATGAATGTATCGGTACGGCTGATTTGATTGTCAATCGGTTCAAGGCTCGGTCTAAGGTTCAGATTGTCAATACAATCTTCCTGACTGACGGCGAGTCCGATCCGATCAGTGACATTCATGGTGTTCCCTCTTACGGTAGAAATCGGAAGTTCATTCTTCAAGATGAAATTACCAAGAAGAACCATGACATTCGTGGTGACAAGAATAGTTATAGCCGCTATTCTCCTTACACCGACAACAGAGTGATGACAACTCTCTTGCTGCGGATACTCAAGGAACGTACTGGTTGCAATCTGCTCGGCTTCTATATCTCTTCTTACGGCTTTGATGCCATGTATCGTCAGTTCTACGGCTATGACTATGGCGAAACATATAAGAAGTGCCAGACCGACTGGAAAACTAACGGGTTCTTCGGTGTGACAACTGCTGGATATGATGAATATTATATCCTCAATCCGAAGTCCTTGAATGTGTCTTCTGGAAATCTTAACGTAAACTCTGATATGACCAAGCGCAAGATTGCTTCGGAATTTATCAAGTTTTCGGAAAAGAAGGCTGTATCTCGCGTTCTACTCACTCGGTTTGTCAAGCGAATTGCCGCTTGACAAATCATTCCTACCTGCTATAATATACACATAATCGAAACACACACAAAGGAAAGTTCCTAATATGGCTAAGCGCCCCGTTGATAAGACCCCGTTCCTGAATGCTGTTAAGGCCGAACTTGGTAATGTTAACACCATTACCCGCGCCGAAGTGTTCGCAATCATGGAAAAGTACGGTCTTAAGGATCCGCTGTGGTTGACCAAGAATGACGCCGTTCGCGTCGGTCGTGGTATATATTCTCTGGATGATGTTGACATGTCCAATGCAAAGCCTGCTGCAAAGATTGCCAAGTCTAAGCCTATCAAGGCGGCCGATATTGCTTCGGCTGTTCCTGTTGCTCAGGTCACGGAAGTGGCTAATCATGCTGACATGGCGATGGCTCTTCATGCTTCTACTGATTCCATCTCTCTGGTGCCTGACAAGGCTAAGGGTTATGTTCCGTTCGGTCACTTCTCTGATGTCCGTATGATTATCAAGTCTGGTAAGTTCTATCCGACTTACATCACTGGTCTGTCTGGCAACGGTAAGACCATGATGATTGAACAGATTGCGGCTCAGGAAAAGCGTGAACTGGTTCGTGCTAACATCACTAAAGAAACTGACGAGGACGACTTGATCGGTGGCTTCCGTCTTATTGACGGCAAGACTGTCTGGCAGAACGGTCCTGTTATCGTGGCCATGGAACGTGGTGCAATCCTGTTGCTTGACGAAGTGGATCTTGGTGACGCCAAGCTTATGTGTCTCCAGCCTGTCCTCGAGGGCAAGCCGATCTATCTCAAGAAGATCAATCGGGTTGTGACGCCTGCTCCTGGCTTCAACATCCTTGCTACAGCTAACACCAAGGGTAAGGGTTCGGACGATGGTCGCTTCATCGGTACCAACGTGATGAACGAAGCTTTCCTTGAGCGTTTCTCCATCACGTTTGAGCAGGAATATCCGCCGCTCAAGACCGAAGCAAAGATCCTGAACAATGTCCTCGGTGCTTCTGGCATTGAAGACAAGGACTTTGCGGACAAGCTGGTCAACTGGGCCGACATGATCCGTAAGGCGTTCTACGATGGTGCGGTCTCCGATATCATCTCTACTCGCCGTCTGGTTCATATCTGCGAAGCCTACGCCATCTTCGGCCGCGACCGTGAGAAGGCAATCAAGCTTTGTCTGAACCGCTTTGATGTGGACACTAAGGGCGGCTTCTGGGACCTTTACGCCAAGCTGGACGAAACTGTTGCACCGAAGCCGACTGAAACTGTCACGGCTGTCAATCTTGATGAAGAGGTGCCGTTTTAATGCTTGACAAGGCAGTAAATGCCTGCTACAATAATCGAACAATGGCAAAGAGTCACACATTGTCCGATTATCTTAAACCAAGTGACTCATTTTTACTATGGAGTGTATTGAATGTCTCAGATCCGTAAGGTTGCTAAGGTTCTTCGGAATAACAACAAGGGCGCCGGTATCACCGTTGCTCAGGTTGCTCGTCTAACTGGCGTTCCGAAGGCTAGCGTTTCCAAGCGTGTTTATGATCTTCGCGTTAACGAAGGTCACACGATCTACAGCAACTACCGTAAGGTGAACGGTAAGCGCAAGATGTTTTATCGTTTTGCTGCCTAATCTTTAACGATTCTCAGAGGGATGGATACTATATACTAGTGTCCTTCCCTCTTTTTTATTATGGAGTTTTCTAATGCAGTTACAGGTTAAAGTTGAAGATTTAAGAAAAGCAAAGTTGTTCGTTGCTACGCCAATGTATGGTGGGCAGTGTCACGGAATGTATTCAAAGGCTGCATTAGATTTGCAGGGCCTGTGTATGCAATACGGAATTGATATCCGCTTCTCTTTTCTGTTTAATGAATCTCTCATCACACGCGCACGTAATTATCTTGTAGATGAATTTTTACGTTCCGATTTTACTCATCTACTCTTTCTCGACTCCGACATCTGCTTTGATCCGCAGGATGTTCTGGCCCTCATTGCACTGGACAAGGATGTAATTGGTGCTCCTTATCCAAAGAAGTCTATCAACTGGCGCAATATCGCTCTTGCTCTCACAAAGAATCCAGCCATGAATGCCGGTGACTTAGATACGCTGACTGGCGATTATGTGTTCAATCCAGTTCCTGGTACAAAATCATTCCGTGTTTCTGAGCCTCTTGAGGTCATGGAAATCGGTACTGGTTATATGTTGATCAAGCGTCATGTGTTTGACAAGTTCAAGGAAGCATATCCAAACTTGACATACAAGCCAGATCACGTCGGTCAGGCTCACTTCGATGGCTCAAGATATATTCATGCATATTTTGATACTGTCATTGATCGCGGTGATCCCTTTGATAAGGTCCATCAAATGATGGAAGCCGCAGCGAAAGGCGAGAACGTCCAAGATCAAGCCAAAGAACTCCTTGAAAAGGAAGTCAACTCGTCACATCGCTATCTGTCAGAAGACTATATGTTCTGTCAGTATTGGCGCAAGATAGGCGGCTCAATCTGGTTGTGTCCGTGGATGAGAACTACGCATATGGGAACTTATGCGTTCAATGGTAACATGGTCAAGATTGCGGAACTAACAGGGAATCTATAACATGCTAATTGGTATTGTAGGATTTATCGGCTCAGGTAAAGGTACTGTTGCTGATATTCTTGTGAACAAGCATAACTTTACAAAACTGTCCTTTGCTGATACAGTAAAGGACGCTACAGCGGCCATCTTCGGATGGCCGCGACATCTTTTAGAAGGTGATACTGATGAGAGCCGAGCATTTCGTGAGGCGACTGACGATTGGTGGTCAGAGAAGATGGGCTACAATTTCTCTCCTCGCATGGCTCTCCAGATGATGGGTACCGAGGCTGGTCGTGAAGTATTCCATCCAGACATTTGGATTCATTCACTTGAACGTAAGATGGACATGTATCCAAACGTAGTCATTGCTGACGTTCGTTTTCCTAATGAGATTGCATTCATTCAGTCTAAGGGCGGCTTTGTCATTCGCGTAAAGCGTGGTCCTGATCCCGATTGGTATGATCTTGCTCATGCTGCTAACAATATCAGTTTTGCACATAATCCAGAAGCACAAGAAGAAATGGAAAAGACTGGTATTCATTATTCAGAATGGGCATGGATTGGTTCTATAATGGATCATGAATTGCACAATACTGGAACTATCTCTTCACTTGAAGGAGATATCGAACACATGAAAAAGGTCTTTACAGGGCCTCAAAAGCCTGATACAATAGCAGCGTAATCCAAAAACAAATCGGAGTTTATATTATGAAGTTGAGTGAAAACACCCTGAGTGTATTGAAGAACTTTTCGTCTATCAATTCTGGAATTGTCCTTCAAAAGGGAAATCTACAGAAGACTATCTCTCCCGAAAAGTCCATTCTGGTCGAAGCGGAAGTTGAAGATGTTCTGCCCGAACAGTTCGGCATCTATGACTTGAACCAGTTTCTTGGTAACATCTCTACACTGAACAATCCAGACTTGACGTTTACTGACAACGCTGTTCTCATGAATGATGGTGATATCAAGTTCAACTATTATTCTTGTTCTACTAATCTCATCGTTTCTCCTCCCGACAAGGAGTTGAAGTTGAAGCAGGTTGATGTAAGTTTCTCTCTTACAAATGCCATTCTTACCAAGTTGCTGCGTCTTGCTGCAATGAACAATCTCACACATCTTTCCGTTGTCGGTAAGAACGGCGAGATTCGTTTGCAGACGCATGAAAAGGCCAATGATACTTCTAACTATGCATCGTTCAAGCTGAATGATTATACTGGTGAAGACTTCACTGCATCGTTCAAGGTCGAAAACATCAAGCTTATTCCTGGCGATTATGATGTGGAAATTCAGCTTGGTGCATTTGCCAAGTTTGTATCTAAGTCTGGCAAGATCAAGTATTTCATTGCATTGGAGTCCAAGTAATGGCTGGTATGGGTCACAATCAAAACTTTGTTAGTATCAATTCTCTGACGGAATCTCAGAAGAAGGAACTCAAGGAAGCAATTCAGCAATTGAATGATAGCATGACGCGAGTGGCTGCTGAGAGAGACTTTCAGAAGGACAGTGTCAACTCCATTTCAGACAAGACTGGTGTTGACAAGAAGATCATCCGCCGCATGGCTAAGGTCTACTTCAAGGCCAACTATTCTCAGGAACAGGAAGAGAATAGAAACTTTGAAGAGTTCTATGATGGAGTCATGAAGTAATGTCAGTTGATCTTTATGGCGAGTCCTATGTTAGTAACTGGGACTACGCTCGTAAGATTGTAACTCTCGGAGCAAAACTACCATTCTATAAAGTTCATTCGTTTGTTACACCAAATAATGGATGTTCGGTTGCGTTTTTTATGGAAGGATTTAAGTTTTTTCAACCGAGACACAGTGAGATAGATGTTCCAGGTCTTTATGCAATATACGAAAAGACTTGGAATAGTCTTTCTTGCCTATATACTGGTACATCAAATTACTCAATGCACCAAAGAGTATATCGTTTCGTGAAAGAACTCCATGATGTTTCAAGACACGATGAGGATCATCCAGCAGGTAAAAAAGCAAGACTTGCTGGGATTAGTCCTGATAACATCTATGTAAAGTTTTTTCCACAATCAGAGTTTCCTAAAGTAGAAAATCTGAGAGTTGAATATGAAACACTTGACGAAACGTGTGCTATTTTGCTGAAATCTAGATTCAACAAAAGGAAACGAATCTGATGATTGAAAAGGAAAATTTGATTAGACGCATGGTAGAACTCATGGAGCCTATTGACAGGCAGATCATGATGTGCGATAATGTTGAAGATGTTCTAATGTTGGCATCTAACATGATGGTAACGTCTAAGAGCATCTTCGTGCAAAATCTTGGCGGTATTGGCGCTAAAGAACTTCTTCAAAGAATGGTGAATGAAATTGACGAACGAATCCTTCCTGTGGGTAGAGAAGTACCGCCCAACCTCGGTCAGTGATTGTATTCTTCCTGATCGACTAAAGAAGCCGTTTCAGGAATATGTTGATCGTAAAGAAATACCAAATCTCATGCTCACTGGTTCAGCGGGTGTGGGTAAAACTACAATTGCTAAGGCCATGTGTGATGAGATTGGTATCAATCATCTTTACATCAATGCTTCCGAGAATCGTGGTATTGATATGTTGCGAACAACCATTCGTAACTATGCTTCCACTGTTTCACTGACTGGCGGCACTAAGGTAATCATCCTAGACGAGGCTGACTATCTTACACCAGAAGCACAGGCTGCGATGCGTGGCGCAATTGAAGAGTTTGCTGCTAACTGCACATTCATCTTCACTTGCAACTTCAAGGCTCGTTTGATTGACGCTCTACATTCTCGCTGTTCTGTAATTGACTTTGCTCTCAAGGCTGACGAAAAGCCAAAGATGGCAATGCAATTGATGAAGCGAATGGAGAACATTCTTACCGAAGAAAGTATCAAGTATGACAAGGCAGTCCTTGCAAAAATCATTGAAAAGTATTTTCCTGATTATCGCCGTACTCTTAATGAGTTGCAGCGTTTCAGCAGCAGTGGCAACTTGGATGCTGGTATTGTATCTCAACTTTCTGACGTAAGAAAGATTGCCGATCTAGTAAACTCTCTGAAAGAAAAGAACTTTGGAGAAATGCGGAAGTGGTGTGTAGCCAATTCTGATATTGAGCCTGCACGTATCTATCGCAAGATTTATGATGGTCTGTATGAGTACATGAAGCCGCATAGTATTCCACAAGCAGTTGTGACTATCGGTAAGTATCAATATCAGGCTGCGTTTGTGGCCGATCAAGAAATCAATCTAGTAGCATGTCTAACTGAATTGATGGTAGACTGTGAATATAATTAAAAAAAGAGTTGACACTTCTAAGAAAATTTGCTAATATATAACAATGCTAAGAATGAAGGATTTATCGGTCATCTTTAGTATGTAACATAAACCAAGATTGAATGTGAATTAATTGACTTTCAATCGCTGTTGAAAGAAAAAAAAACATGTTGTTTGAAGAAACAGAACACAAAAACGTCTGGAATACAGGATATTCCAAAACTGACTTTATCGATCCTATTACTTTTGATATAAAGAGGTCTTTGAGAGAAGCTCCTCCTTTAAAGCCAAGGGGAATGAAGTGGATTGAGCGTAAGGTAATCAACATTGAAAATGATGCTGTAGTTGATACTGAACATCAGGCGCGTCATAAAGGAACTCATGCAGATCATAAGAATGATCTAAGAGATTCTTTTGAGAATAACGGTTGGTTATATGATGAGCAACCAATTCTTGTTGTTTGGGATCCTAAAAACAAGAAGTATATCGTTCATGATGGATTCACGCGAATTAATGCGACGAACGATCTTGGTTGTCAACACATTGTAGCAGATGTGTATCAACCAGAAAATCCACTTTCTCTAGAAATCTCTAAGCTGAACCTTAATAAGGTAGACAAGCCAAAGAGAGGATCTGATGCAGGTGATATTACAAACTCTGCTCTTAATTGCATCAACAAGAAGTATCTTGCTTCTGATCTAAAGTCTGTAACTGATTTTGTTAATGAGACTGGAAGTCATCTTTCAAAGTCTCGGCGTCAGACCATCATTAACGATGTCATGAATAGACAGGGTAATTCAAAGTATCGTGTCTACCTTGTTAAGGGTGTTGGTGATCATAACGTTTCTAATGCTGCTGCAAACGAATTTAAGATTCCTTATGGCGGCGATGCGAACTATGATGACACGGGATATTTTGGATATATCACGACAGAAAAGACTGCTCGAATGACAATTTCAAATGCTATCAAACTTCTCAAGCAAGTTCTTGATGACATAGAACACAAGAGCGGCGCTTATGGTCATCTGAAAGAACTTCCTGAAGTTAAGATTTTTGCATATTTTGAAAATCCTGGCAAGACTCCTTTGAGAGAGCAAAGACAAAACTGGTTGATTGCGTTTCAAAACACTCTCGACTCTATTGTTGCCATCTGTGAATATATGACAGATTCTAAATCCAACAAAAAGTTTCCTATCGCTTTCGGTGGATTTTTACCGCAACTTATAGATGCTGATCCAAAGAAGAAGGGCATTAAGAAAGAAACTACCGTTGTAGATGTAGACGGTAAACCTTTTGATTGGAAAAACTAATTGACTGATCTTTTCAAAGATATCATACCTTCTATCCAGCAGACCAAGAAGGTAGTCATAACACAAGAGAACGAGCGGGACTATGTCCCGTTCGTCGTTAATCGTTCCATATCCTTTCATATGGATATGGTGATGCCTGCTAACCAGATGAATCTCCAGCCCTCAACCGATAATCTTCTACAATACCACTATTTGCTAAATACTGTAAGGGCGTATAAGCGTCCTTTTCAGAAATGGCAAAAGCGTGAGATTATAGAGAATTTGGAGGCGGTTAAAGAGTATTTTGGCTACTCAAATGAGAAGGCCAAAGAAGCCCTTACCATCTTGTCTAACGCGCAAATCGAAGAGATTAAAAAGAGTTTAAATAAAGGTGGTTTGAATGTTAGACATAAAAGAACTAGTGGAGGTAACGCTACCAAATCCTGATAACTTTCTAAAGGTTCGTGAAACCCTTTCGCGCATAGGTGTAGCCTCTAAGAAAGACAAGACCCTGTATCAATCATGTCACATATTACATAAGCAGGGCAGATATTACATAGTTCATTTTAAGCAGTTATTTTTACTAGACGGGAAGCAGTCAGACTTCACAGAGGATGACCGCGCCCGTCTTAATACTATTGCCAACCTGCTTCATGAGTGGGAATTGGTCAATCTGGTAAGTGAGCAAAAGAGTAGTGATCCAGTCGCTCCTTTGTCTCAAATCAAGATAATATCTCATAAAGAAAAGTCCGAGTGGAATCTGGTCGCTAAATACAATATAGGCAAGAAGCGCAAGGAAGAATAATATGGCACAGTTCCGTAAAGACACGCACAAGTATCTACCGCAAGAGACTACAATCTTCGAAGTCATGATGCTGGCCGATCAATACGGCAATCTGGTTGGTCCTGCTAATCCGTCTGGTATGTCAGTCGATGCTTTTGGTAGGGCTAGAATGTCAACTCCTTTGACGCTCTTTGACTCTTCTCACAGATATAAAGACAACGGACTTTGGGTGCAGTCTAATAGTTCTGGCACCACAATCACATTTTCTCCTAATGAAGGTTTAGTCAATCTATCTATTGGCACAACTACCAGCCAAGAAATCATCCGCGAAACAACTAAAGTCTTCTCATATCAGCCAGGTAAATCATTACAGATAATGAGTACATTTGTAATGGCAAATTCTCAGTTAAATCTGACACAGCGTGTAGGATATTTCGGCGCAAACAATGGTATCTATCTGGAACAGGCCAATGGTGATATCTATTTTGTAGAGAGAACATCATCGTCTGGAGCAATGACAGAAAATAAAGTTGCACAAGCCGATTGGAATATTGACACTCTTCTCGGCGCAGTAGAAGGCAGTCCATCACAAAAAACTCTAGACTTGACCAAAGCACAAATTTTCTTTACAGATATTGAATGGTTAGGTCTTGGTTCAGTTCGTTGCGGATTTGTAATCGACGGTCAGTTAATTCACTGTCACTCTTTCCATCATGCCAATCGCATCACTTCAACATACATGACTACAGCATCTCTGCCTTTGAGATATGAGATTAAGAATGTTGGTCCGACTGGCAACTCAAGCACATTGAAGCAAGTGTGTTCTACTGTTATCTCAGAGGGCGGTTATGAACTCAGAGGAGTACAACAAGCTATCGGTCATCAAATAAATCTTCCAAGAGATTTGCCTACAGGCAATACAGAATATCCTGTTCTATCACTTAGACTTAAATCTGATAAGAATGATGCAATTGTTATTCCTACAGCAATATCACTTTTGGGTATTGGCAATAACGGCAGATTTTTGTGGAAACTTATTTCGAATCCAACACTCGGTAACACATCATGGCAATCAGCGGGAACGGAATCTGCTGTTGAATATGACTTGAGCGCAAACACAATATCTGGCGGCAGAGTTGCAGCACAGGGATATTTCGCATCGGACACACAGTCCGTTATGCCTGTTCAAATTCTTAAAGAAGCACTATTCAAGTTCCAATTGGAGAGAAATAGTTTGACAGGAAATTCTTATCCTCTTACAATATCTGTAACGAGTTTAAATTCTGGAGATGACGTTCTAGCCACAATGGACTGGGAAGAAATTTCACGATAATTATGACAATGGAGTATACTATGAAAAGATTGAACGTATATAAGACTGATCCAAATATTACACTACCTAAGTTTGCCACAAAGCAATCAGCATGTTTTGACTTATCATTTCAGGCCGAGGGCAAGTCTCTCTATCACGGCTATAACAAGACGAATGCGCCTTTCACTCGACCACTATCGACAGGTTCAATTCGTATCATGCCAGGCGACAGAGTGTTAGTGCCAACAGGACTCATCTTTGACATTCCTGCAGGACACTCTCTACGCATTCACCCTCGCTCTGGATTGTCTTACAAGCAGGGTCTTGTTCTAGCCAATCTAGAAGCAGTCATCGATTCAGATTACATCGAAGAAACATTTATCATTCTGACTAATCAGTCCGATGTCGACCAGACGATTTATCACGGCGACCGTATTGCTCAGGCCGAGTTGATAAAGAGTGAAGAATATGTGTTATGGGAAATCTTTGATGTACCAACACAGAAAACAGATCGCGTGGGTGGTCTAGGTTCAACAGGTATAATGTCTGGTAATATCACAATGACTCAAGAGGAAATGAGAAAGTACACTATACAAGAGAATGAGCCTGTAAAGCGTGGTAGAGGTAGACCAAAGAAGGTAGCATAATGCCGCACGAATTTGTTGTCAAAAGAAACGGCATTTTGGAAACATACACTCAGTTCGAAGATATTCCAGACGATTTCGAACACGTAATAAAGTTTCTGCCTGAGATTCCTGAAGGTCCTCATACGCATGATGAACACGAAGAACTTGAGAAATGGAATGAAAAACTTCAATTCTTAATGGAGATAGAAAGAAAAAATGCCAGCCGTAACAAGGAAGGATGACGCAGACGTTTCACATTGCTCTGGTATGGTGAGAGATAAACACTCACCTAATGTTTATGTAAACGGTAAATTCGTTTCTAGACAGGGAGATGACAATACATCACATAAATTTCCACCAGAACCTTGCGAAAATCATACAGCACCAATAACAACAGGATCAACTACAGTATTTTGTAACGGAGTCGGTATTGGTCGCGTGGGCGATGCTATCACTGGCTGCACTTCTGTTGCAGAAGGTTCGCCAAATGTTTTTGCTGGTGGCTGAAAATACTTGACATTTGAATTGAAATGTGTTATATATACTATTGTGAGGATAATGTAATGCGTACCTCACACAGTCTTGCCGAAAGGAAGACTAAAACATAACTAACTTGCTAAACAGGAGTTAAACATGAACAAGTTACTTTTCGATCCTTTTTCTTTTCCCAAGCAGTTCAACACCACTGTAGGCTTTGAGCCAATTCTCAAGCGTCTTGCTGAGATGGCTGAAACTATGCCAAAGATGCAGACTTATCCTCCATACAACATCAAGAAGGTTGATGAAAACAAGTATGTGATTGAGTTGGCCGTGGCTGGTTTTGGTCGTCAAGACCTTGAACTTGAATTACAGGACGGCACTCTCACAGTAAAGGGATCTGTCAATTCAGAAGATGGCGATTATCTCTATAAGGGAATCGCTGAACGTGCCTTCACTCGCCAGTTCACACTTGCTGATACTGTTGAAGTGAAGAATGCAGACCTAATCAATGGCATGTTGAAGATTTGGCTTGAACGCTTCATTCCAGAAGAAAAGAAGCCGAAGAAGATCAACATCGGTGAAACTGAAACCGATTCATCTACAAAGCAGTTTCTAACTGAGAAGTATGGCGACAAGTAATGATGTCGTTTCTAAAGAGACTTTTCAGTAATAAATCTGAGCAGCAGAGGATGCACGACTATCTAAGTCAGGCTACTGATACTGCTCATCTAGAAGTTCTTCAACGTGAATGGGATCGCATGTCTTATGCAGATAGGAAACAATGGTGATGTATCCTTACACGAACGAAGAATCTGACTGGTTATCTGGCCAGTAACGCTACATACTGAGGGAGAATAAACTCCCTCAGTTTTATTATGGAGAAATGTATGAAGAAATTAGTGTTTGTTGCTGTTGCTCTTGGTTTGATTGTTGCACCAGCACTTGCAGCCCGCGATACAATTCGTATCGTTGGCTCATCTACTGTATATCCTTTCACGACTATCGTGGCAGAACAGTTTGGCAAGAAGACTGACTTGTCCACTCCTATTGTTGAATCGACAGGAACTGGTGGCGGTATCAAGATGTTTTGTGAAGGCGCCGGCGAAGACACGCCCGATGCAGTGAATGCTTCTCGCCCTATCAAGGAATCTGAACTTGAAACATGTAAGGCTAACGGCGTAACTGTAACCGAATTGAAGATTGGTTATGACGCTATTGTTCTTGCTATGGCAAAAGAACATGCTGATATGGCTTTGACTACAGAACAAATCTATAAGGCACTAGCCAAGTATATTATTGTTGAAGGTGAGTTTGTAGAAAATCCAGTCAAGACTTGGAGTGATTTAGATCCAAGTTTGCCAAACGAAAAGATTGAAGTTCTTGGTCCACCACCAACATCGGGAACACGCGATTCTTTCGTAGAATTGGTTATAGAAAAAGAATGTAAGGCTGCTATAAAGACTGCTGAATTGACTTTAACTGAGGCTGATGAAAAGGCATATTGTAAGTCTGTTCGTGAAGACGGCGCGTATGTCGAGGCTGGTGAGAATGATAATCTAATCGTTCAGAAGCTTCAAGCAAATCCAGCAGCACTTGGAATCTTCGGCTTTTCTTTCCTTGAAGAAAACGCATCTACACTCAAGGGTGCCACAATCAATGGCGTTGTTCCTGAGTATGATACAATCAAGCAAGGCGATTATGCAATCTCTCGTCCATTGTTTGTGTATTTCAAAAACGAACACTTTGAACTTGTTCCAGACTTGAAGAAGTTTATGGAAGAATACCAGAGTGAAGACGCCATCGGTGAAGATGGATATCTGGTAGAGAAGGGTCTAATATCTCTAGAATAGTTTGACAATACAGGAGAGATGCTATATAATAGTGTCTCTTCTTCCATTATGGATATAACATGAAACTCATTATTGAAAAGTCTGTAGTTGTAATCACGCCAACGATTGGTTCTGAAAAACTGAAAGATGCCATTACTTCTGTTCAAAATCAGACATATGGCAATATTGTACATCTTCTTGTCATAGATGGTAAAGAACATTTCAACGATACTTCAAAACACATACATGAATCTATTGCTAATAAGATTCAACTTCTACAGTTACCCTATAATACAGGTGCAAATGGCTTCTACGGTCATCGTATATATTCTGGTATTCCTCATCTTCTCAATGCTGATTACATTTTCTTCCTTGACGAAGATAATTGGTATGAGCCAGACCATGTTGCTTCACTTGTAGAAGTGCTTGATCGCGGCAACGACTTTGCTTATTCTCTCCGTAAGATTTTCAATCCAGATAAGTCTTACGTAGCCGATGATAACTGTGAAGCACTTGGCAAGTGGCCAATCTATTTCACACACAACGATCCACAGTATCTAGTTGATACATCTTCATTCGCATTCAAGCGCGAGTTCTTAGAAAAGACTTGTCATCTCTGGCATTCT